AAAGTAAGTAGCCTGTACCTGACCAATAGTATTAAGTGTGGCAGGGTAAACTGTCATCTTATTAAAATTCTGAGTATAAGCAGGGAACATTTCAGATGGTGCAGTCAGTAACGAGTTGTTAAGCAAAGTTATCTTACCACTTGAAACCTTCTCAGCCTCACGAGAAACGGATGAGTATATAACATATTCATCACCTGAAGATAGGAATATATCCTTATCTAACAATAAGGTAGTTGAGTTTATAACGCCAACAACAGTGGTTGCTTTTACAGTAGTCTTGTTTACCACTATATCTCCAACACTTATATTATCTGTAATAAAGTCCGCTAAGGAGTCAACCAATCTAAACGACAACACAGAACTATTTGTTCCTGTTGCAAGAAGATTAAAGTGACAGTTAACCTTGTTTATTAAATAAGCCTCGTTACCTGTAGTAGTAAGAGACGGCATATAGAACTGATTAGTTGGCGTACCAAATGTTAACGTCAACGGGGATAAGAAGTCTGTAACCAAGAAACCCTCCAATACCTCAGATATTGTTTTAAGTATATCACTATAATCTGTACCCGACAACCTAGCATTCTCTGCATTTATAGCCTTATTATAATTACTAAAATATTCGTCAAAGAACTCCATTTGAGCTTGCTTTGCGTATAGATTAAAATCAGATGGAGATATATATCCGTAGTTGTTCTTATTTAATACAGACAGTACAGTATTACGAACTGAGTTTATCATCTTTCAACTTTTTACAAAGATATAAAAAAAAGAGGGAACAATATGTGTTCCCTCTCTTTATTATTATTTAATTGATAATTTTATATACAAGCGTCTAACATCTTAAGTGAGTCTAGTCCATCATCACTTTTTAAGTAGTGACCTACTGCAACATATGGATCCTCTCCAAAAGGTATAGACATCATTTTCTTTTTATTTGTAGGAGTGGTAAACCATACCTCCTTGTTGTTATTCCTTAAAGCTAATAGTTTATTCTCAAAGAATATGTGTATCTTAGAGTTAAACTTTAGTTCAGGATCTCCCACCATGTTTAAGAACTGTTTAGGATCTTTCTTTGCAAATATCATGATATCCCTTTTTAATTCAGCCGTTGTAGTGGTAGTAGGATTCTTACCGAACAATACACGATATACTGTTTCTAATTGATCCACAGACAATTGTCTAGCTTCAATTAAAGCGTCAGCCTCTACGTTAAGTTCTACTACAATTTGCTGTGCATCCTTCTCCTTGTTAACCTCAACGAAACTTCTTCCGTTTAATGGGTGGTAGTGTAAGAACATTTGTAGCACCGGGTTATTTTTTGGAACCCTAAGAAATCCATTTTCAAATATGATCGGCTCAAGCAATGCGTTTCCATCTTGTTCATCCTCAAAAGGAGACTTCTGATTTGTTGCGTATCTTAAAGCTTTGTTTACATTATTCTCTTCGTCAAACCATAATAAAGGAAAACGTCTTGTGTTCCTAGATGGTAACGTAAATGAGATTGGTACTGCGTCGTTTGTTAATTTGTAGACCTTGTCTACAGGAGTTACTGTTGTCTTTGACATTTGATATGATTTTAATTTTAAATAAAAAAAATGGAGGTGTCATAAGACACCCCCAAGTTATATAATACTATGATCCGTAACGGAATAATACGAAGTTGTTTGCACCTAATGTACATACACATCTTTCAGATAAGAAGTTTACCTCCATTGCATCCAAGTCGCTAGTAGCTGCGCCACCTGCTGAACCTGTAATCCAAGTTTTGTATCTTCTGTCTTCTGCTTCAGAAGCTCTGTATCTTACGTGTAAGAATGGACGCTTAGCGTTTTTACCCATTACTTGGTCGTATACTGAAGTAGATCCCGCAGGAACAAGTAAACCTGTTACTGTACCTGATGCAGATGCACCTGTAGGTAAGTTACCTCTCATTGTAGGATCGTTTAAGTATTTCCAATCAGTTTTGTAAAAGTCATAACCTCTACGGAAACCACTGAACCCTAAGTTTAATGCCATCTCAACGTCGTTATCAAATAAACCAAATGACGCTGCATTAGAAGAACCTGTAGAACTATAACCGTTCAATGTAGCTAACATATCGTCGATATCAAAACCGAAGTCACGATTAACGAAGATTACGTTTTCTTCAATTGCACCTTGTTTATCTAAACGAGAAATGATAGTATCCCAATCAGCTAATGTAGTTGGGTTACCACCGCCCCATACGTTACCACGAGTGTTAACTACGTAGAATACCCCTTCAGAACCTTTGTTACCAAAGTTAGGGTTTATTGATGGATCAGCAGCACCTGAACCTGTAGCAGCAGGAACAGCCTCAATCATAGCAGTCTCTAAGTAATCTTCAAAACGAAGACGAGTTTCATGCTCTGATTTTAAGTACCATAAGTATCCTGTAGCACCATTCTCAGATGTTACTTCTACCCAACCAATTTGAGCCATGTCAGAACCGTTAACAGCGTATTTATCTTTAATGATAATTGGGCTGTTAGAGAAGATACTGTCTTCTGCTTCTAATGAACCAACCATTCCAACTGTACCTTTCTTAAACTCAGATCCATAGATCCAAACAGATAATGTAGCAGTGATAGCAAAAGCTTGACCTGCGGCTTCGTAGAAAGCAACAACGAAAGTTTTTGCAGTAGGGTTGACACTTGTTACGATACCTTTGTTGGCTAAACCTGTAGCGTTGTCAGAGATGTAAACAGTCTGACCTGCACGGATAGCAAGGTATGTAGTTGTAGAATCAGTTACAGTAATAGTTGCAGAATCTGAACCTGCCGCAGCACTTGTAGCACAGTCTGTATACTTAGTATGTAAACGACCTTGTTCAGCCCATTTAATCATATCTGAGTTAGAAGGCATCTCTGCTCCTACCATTCTTAAGAATGATGCCACTGTTCTGTTACCATATCTTTCGAACTCTTTCTCGTAAGTATCAGGTAAGTATTGATTTAAGAAATCAAAGTTAGTGATGTAATTTGTTGATAAAGGAACCTGCTCTGCACTTGGTGACAACGAGAAGGTTGGATTGTTTAAAATTGCCATTTTCTTTTTTTAGTTTTTTTTAGTTTTATAATTTTTTTGCACTTCGGATTTTTAAACTCCTCCCGGAGTCAGGGTTAACTGCTTTAACTTGCACTCCATCTGTGCGAACAACTTCAGGTGCTCTATTCGTAGTCATATTTATATTCTTCGTCTTACGCATCACTTCATTTGTAGCATCTGATAAACCTTGTTCGTAAAAGAACTTAGCAAATTTGTCAGGGTGCATAGCTATGGCTAATGACCTGTGATACCCCGCTGCGTCTTTAATCAACCCATTCTCATCCAAAAACTTCGATATGAAGTTTGATGGTGTAGACTGAGCCTTCTTTAACTCTGTGGCTTCTCCCGGAGTAAACGTGAACTTCTTGTTATCAATATTGAAATCAAAACCTTTGAAATCTTTACTGAATAAGTCGTTCGTCTTTTGGTCAAACCAACTTCTTTTACGATTGTTCTCCTCTTCTATAGTCTTCGCCTGTTTGGTGTACTGCTTATAGCTTTCATATTCTTCTCTTTCCTCATCAGGTAAAGACACCGTTCTTGACTCAAGTGGTATCCTATACTTACCTTGTTGTTCTGTGAAGAATTTTTTAGCCTCAGCGACAGCCTTCTTCTTAGCAATCTTAACCTTCTTTATTTTTGAATCTTCGTCTATATCTTCATCGAATCTATAGTCCTCCATTAAAACTTCAACGTCTTCATTATCAAGACCTTCTTGGGTAGCCAAGAAGTATTCTTTGAGTAAGACATCTGAGTCCATTGAGTTGTAATCTTTGTTTAATTTAATAAAGTCTTCAAATCCACGACCTGTTTCATTTTTAAACTTCATATAAGCCGCAACGTCAGTAGGCATATTATCAGCCTCCTTACGTTCAGCGATTAGTTCATCAAAGGAGTTAATCTGCTTATTGTATCTTTTGCCAATATAATTAAGAACGTCTTCTTCTTTTAACTCAACATGCTCAGGCTCTTCTTGTTCTTGTTCTTCTTGAACTTCTACATTCTCATCATTCTGAATCTGCTCATCCTCATGTTTTGCTAATAACTCTTGCTCTACTTCTTGAACGCTTTTTGGTTCTATAGCGTCCAATGCTCTTACTTTTAATTCCATTTAATTTAATTTAGTTTACAAATATATATATAATTTATGAATAATCAATTACCTTGGATTAAATTCTCCTAAATCAAAACCATCTAAGCTATCTTCATTAGACTCAAAGTTTTGTGGTGCTAAATTATTTTTTCTTTGTGTAATCAATTTAGACTGCTCCGTGTTCTGTTGACTAATACGTTTAGCCTTAGCATTCTCTTTCTCTTTCTCTCTTTGTTGCAATGAGCTATGGCTTACGTTTGCTAGTTGCATGTTATAGTTAAACTCTACAGCCATTAACCTTTCCTTTAACTCAGCCTCCTTTTCCATCACTTGTATTTGGAATGCAGCCTCCATTTGTTTTGTTTGTGCTTTCATCTGAGCCTCTCCCTGCATCTTTTGCATAGCAGTCTGACCTGCTAACTCTTGAGACTTTAATTGCTGTTGAGCAATCATAGCTTGTTTCTGCATAGCCATTTGCTCCTCACGCTTCTCCTTCTTAACACGCTTCATCTTAAGTAGTTGGTTTGCCAACTTTAAGTTTTTAATCTCTCTAATATCTATAGCATCCTCTAAATTAATGTCACCCTTACTTAAAGCCATCTGTATATTAGACTCAAGTTGAGCCTTTTGTTCTTCGTCAGGGGATATCTCAATAAATATACCAAAGTCGTATATATACAAGTCAGATATTTTATCTAATATAGATACGTTATATTTACCAATCTTATTAATAAACTCATCCTTAAAGTCTGCGTATTCTAAAATATCTGATACTCTATAAGTTAAAGCTTCGGCTAATGATCTATATAAGAAAAGACCTCCCTCTAAAATATGACGAGTGGCTGTGTTTGAATTTAACGCAGCTAAT